ATATTATCGACTCTGGTGGGAGTAATTGATCGCATACTCTCAACACTCTCATAAACTCATCTGTTGTATCGCATTTGATCATTCTCTTATCTCCATTTTCACTTAGCAAGGAAAATGATCGAGAACACATATCGATCTCTACGGTTAGAATAAAGTCGTCCATTTTTGTATATGAATAACCTACTATAGCATATGTATGTGATTTGTCAATTATCTAAGCTTTCATAATATAGCAAAGTGCATAGTATGGTGGTCTATTCTCGTGAGCACTTCCAGATCCTGTGCTACCTGTGTTACCACTAACAGAGTGTGAGTGTGAATCACTTCCTGTAGTTTTTCCTACGTTAAATGTTGTTCTATCTTCTGGACCACCTGACTGGTTCTGTTCAGGACCACCACTAGTAGGATGGTTTGCACTATTATAGGAGTGAGTATGAGAATCAGTTCCTGTTGTCAAACTTACTGAGTGATTGTGACTTGGAAGATTAGCAGTTGATAGAGAAACACTCTTAGATCCACCAGTATCATTAACATCATAATCACTATCATTGTTATCATAACCAACAACAAATCTACCCTTTAAATTTGGAGTTCCATTATTACCATCACATAGATACCAACCTGAAGGGATTGCATTTGCTGCACCAGACCATAAACCTATGAAACCAGATGGTATGCCAGTTGAACCTGAAGAACCCTGTACACCTTTTTCTCCTTTATCTCCTCCCTGTCCTTTAACAGTTGATGGTTCACCTTTATCACCTTTATCACCCTTCTGTCCATTCTCTACAGTATTAATAGTTCCCTGCATTGAACTATGATACTGACAAATATAATGAAGAATCGCAGGTGCATTAGAGGGAACTACAAATGTCAGAGTTCCAACTTGAACACCATTATTCGTCACACCACTTGTATATTGATTTCCTGTTCCTGTTGTTGCAGAAGTTTTTATATAAAATGGATGACCACTTGCATTTACATTAAATGTATAAGTAAAACCACGTACAAGAGTGAGTGTTGGATTATTTGATCCGTCTATAACATATGCACCTGCTCCTGCATTTGTTACAGTAAAGGTTTGAGAACCTGTCGCACCTATTTGACCCTTATCCCCTTTCTGACCTTTATCACCCTTGATACCTTTATCACCTTTATCACCTTTGACACCTACACCTATTTCTCCTTTTTGCCCTTGAATACCCTGCCCACCAGATCCACCTTGAGGTCCTAATTCGCCTTTTTGTCCTTTATCTCCTACTTCTCCCTTCTCACCTTTCTGGCCTTTTTGTCCTTTATCACCTACTCCTAATTCTCCTTTTTGCCCTTTAACACCTGCTGTTGCATCTTTCTTCCATACACTTCCATTATAAATCCAGTCAATACCATTCGCTGAGTAGGTATCTCCATTACTTGGACTATTTGGAAAATCAAATGCTGCCATAAAATTATTTATAACTTAAAGTAAATTTTTACTATTAGGAAGGAATTGATGGCCACGTTGGATTTTCTGGATCAGATTCAGTCGCTGGCAAATCTCTCAAACTCTGACGATATGTTTTCCATTCTATTTTTTTTGAGTCCGTTAGAGGTGAATCTGTAAATTGTGTCCAATCACTATCCTTCAATAAAATATCTCTCATATGTCGAAGAGCACCAATATAATTGGTACCGAAATTTTCTTTAATCGATGAATAGTCAGGTTCCATACATATTATTTCTAGATATTTATACTATAGTAAGATAGTTGGTGAACCTACATCATTACTTGCCAACCAACCAGTAGCAATGTATTTTGCTTCGTATGGAGGATTACCTCGATGTAGATGTGTAAATGAACCAGGAAAAATTAATACTCTACCTGCCTTTGGTTTAATTTTTTGTTTTTGATACAAAAATTCTGTCTCCCCACTTCCTTCTAAATCATTAAAATATACCGACCAAACTAAAGTTCTATGAGCACAAGCAATACTATTTGATTCAGAGTGCCAGTCATGATATCCCTCTGTTGGATTTGTTTTTTGTAGTAAACAAGTTGTGCTATGGTAATTAAAATTTTTTAAGAACGGATACCATTCAAGATACATCTTTAAGCAAGATCTCACCGCACACATAATATGATTTGACATCATTGGATTAAACGCAGCGATATCTAATTGAGAATCTTTAACGCTTGTGTTACTTCTAGGCACAATTTGGGTTGACTCATCAAGAGTTTTCACTACAAGATTAATAAAATCCTCTAATAAAAGATTATCCCATACACCTATAAAGTCTTTATTTAAGAAAACTTCTGGTTGATTAATTGTCTGATCAAACATTATAAATTAATTATCAATTACATTATATCATGACTTCATAATATAGCAAAGTGCATAGTAAGGAGGTCTGTTTTCGTGAGAAGAAGTGCTTCCAGTATTTGATGTTCTACCAACGTTTGGTATTTCGTTTCTAGCTGTTATATTGTAAGTTTCATATAGGTTTCCTGGTCCTGTACCACTACCAGGATAATTACTTGAATTCAAATTAGATCCATTTCTTAACTGACCTGCATTACCCGATCTAAATGCATAGTGATAGTGACTTGGTATTTGTGATTCTGATAATGTAACAGATTCTGCACCACCAGTATTACCAACAGCATAACTATTACCAGCACCAATAACAAATCTATCTCTTAAGTCGGGTGTTCCATTTGATCCATTACATAGATACCAACCTGATGGTATTGCATTTGATGCACCAGACCATATAATAATACCACCCGCTGGCACTGCAAATGTAGTAGATCCAATTTCACCCTTTTGACCCTTAATGCCATCATCACCGTCAGTTCCACCAGAACCTGGTTCACCTTTAGATCCTTTTGTAGAATTATCAGCACCTGGTTCTCCCTTTATCGAAGTTCCTTGTTCACCTTTCTGACCCTTCTGACCTTTAGTTGAGTTATCCTGCCCTTTTTCACCTTTAATTCCTTGCTCTCCTTTATCACCAACTCCTCCACTTCCACCTTGAGGTCCTACATCACCTTTTTGACCTTTATCGCCAGTTTGTCCTTTTTGACCTTTCTCACCAACTTCTCCCTTCTCACCTTTCTGACCTTTATCTCCTGTTTGTCCTTTTAATGCAGCAGAAGATGTAACAGATACCCATTGTGCTGAGTTACCATCATTGTAATAAACGTGAAGGTCGGCATCATCACTATCCCACCACATATCACCAGCTGCAGGTGTTGGTGATGTAGGAGGACTTACACCGATAGTAACTGACGATCCAGCACCTTTTTCACCTTTCGTACCTGCACCCACTCCTCCTTTATCACCCTTATCTCCTTTTGGTCCTACCTCTGTTGATGGTTCTCCCTTTATACCTTTATCACCATCTGCACCTGTTGATCCTTTCTCTCCATCCTCACCTTTCTGTCCCTTTGCACCTGCTACAGTAGATGGTGCTCCCTTTTCTCCTTTATCACCTTGATTTCCCGTTAGACCAATCTCACCCTTTTGTCCTTTATCACCTGGTTCACCTTTAGCACCTGGATCTGGAACTCTTCTCCAAGCATATCCACTCCACTTCCATACTGCACCCCCATCTGAATGAGTATCTCCTACATTTGGTGAATTTGGAAAGTCAATTGCCATAACAATATTTATTCTGTATTTTTTATCTCATTAATTTCTTTTTTGAGTTCTTTGATAGCTTCGATTAATATAGGGACTAATCTTTCATATCTAACTGCTTTCACACCATTATCTCTTGTGGTTGTGATACCTGGTAATCCAAGTGCTTCTATTTCTTGTGCGATTACCCCAGTATCTTGCTTATTATCAAGATAATCAAATCCAGTATCTGCTTTCCAAGTAAATGTGTTGCCACTTATCGCAATGATCTTATCAAGTGCATTTGGTATGGGAGTAATATTCTCCTTTAAGTTTATGTCAGATGAATAAAATGCTGTTATATCACCTGCGACACGAAGTGCACCATCACTTGATCTTACCTGAAGTCTATTATTATCATTAGTTTTTATAGTGGTCGCACTTGATGAATCAATAAAAACAAGATTACGATAGCTTGATGAAGACTCATTTGATATCGCTGGAGTTCCTTGATTACCTACTTCACCTTTTTGACCTTTTGTTGAGTTATCGGCACCTGGTGCACCTTTTTGTCCTTTTGTAGAGTTATCAGCACCTGGTTCACCCTTAATTGAGGTTCCTTGATCTCCTTTCTGACCTTTCTGACCTTTGGTGGAATTGTCAGCACCTGGTGCACCTTTTTCACCTTTGGTTGAGTTATCAGCACCTGGTTCTCCCTTAACTGAAGTTCCATCTTGTCCTTTCTGCCCTTTTTGCCCCTTCTCTCCTTTTACTCCATCACCTTTATCACCTTTAGTTGAGTTGTCAGCACCTGGTGCACCTTTGTCTCCCTTGGTGGAATTATCATCTCCCTTTTGTCCTTTATCTCCTTTATCCCCTCCTTGCCCTTTGACAGTTGATGGTTCACCTTTAGCACCCTTATCACCTAAATCACCAGTTCTTGCAAATGTTACAATAATATCTTCACCATTACTAAAAGAAGTTGCACTACCAGAGACATAACCAACATTTACTTGATGAAAACCTGATTGCTCAGATGCTGATGATATTGTAAATATTGCGAAATCATCAGCATTTAATTTATTAGATATTCTAACGTGTCCTTTAATGGTCGATGTTGAGTCATCAATCGTTCTTAAAAATGCCTGAATGTCAGTTCCGTTATCATCCTCATCATCTATGAACATAATAGTTGCAGAACTTACAGTTGAATTATTAAGTCTCAATCTTCCAGTATTTAAATCAGTTGGTGTGCCTGTGGAGGAACTAAAGGTATAATCAAACGTTGCTCCACCAAAGTTTCCCTGTTCACCTTTCTGACCTTTATCACCTGGCACTGTTGAATCTGCACCTACCTCTCCCTTTGCTCCTTTCTGTCCTTTTTGTCCTTTATCTCCCTGCTCTCCTTTATCACCCTTTTGTCCTTTATCTCCTTTTACACCTGTACCTTTCTCTCCTTCTTCTCCTTTATCACCCTTTTGTCCTTTCGGTCCTTCTACTGTTGATTGATCTCCTTTATCACCAATATTTCCTTTCTCACCTATCTCTCCTTTCTGACCCTTTTCCCCTTTATCTCCCTTTACTGTTGATGGTTCACCTTTTTGTCCTATACCTATTTCACCTTTCTGACCTTGACTTCCTGTTAAACCAATCTCACCTTTCTCACCCTTTTCTCCCTTTTGTCCTTTATCACCGTCTGTACCTGGTAATCCACGACCACCAGAGTTTGCCATCACCCATTGTGCTGAATCACCATCATTATAATAAACATATAGATCACCAGTGTCACTTTCCCACCATAATTCACCTGTATTGGGGGAAGGATTATTAGGAGGATTGTCACCAACATTAACTGGTATAACAGTAACAGTAGCAGCGATGCCTGGATGTCCAGATGGACTTTGTGCTGTTACTTGTGCAGTAACAGCAGCACCGACAAAATTCATCTGTGTGATACTACTCGCAGCCGACACTGGAGTGCCTTCATCAAATATTGTGATAGCACCAGGTACCACAGCACCACCAACAGGAACCCAATACCTTTGACCAGGATAACCTGGTACAGCAACTAACTGATATTGTGTCCCTGATGGAACGCCAGTCGAAACTAAAGGATCTGATAAATTTGGTTCCGCTTGATCTAATCCAAGATACTTATACCTATCTTCGGTAAGTTGATCCTGCGGTCTTCTTTTTTGTCTACCACTAAGATACTTAACCATATTATGACGTACTATTTTCTAAGATACTTGCTATTAATTCCATCTCAAGTGGAGCAAAATAACCACCAGATGCACTCTGTCCAACATTGACACGGAATCCATCAACTCCTTGAAGAGCAATTGAGAGAACACCATTGCTTAACTGAGAGTTACTCGTGGATGCAGGATCAGTTGGTCTAGGATATGGATGTTCAGTATTCCGATTATCCATCGTGCAAGTAAATATCAATGAATAATCAGCGATGGATATTGTGTCATTTGCTTGTAATCCGTGAGGAACACTTGTCTGTATGTAAATTTCACCAGGCGATAAACTAACTCCATGTACAATTTTAACTCTATTATCTCCATTGTAAATCGCATTTATCACATTAAACTTAGTTCCATTTGCGGGGTTTCCATCTTGACTATTCACAACAGTAATTGCACCTGGTCTTGCTCTCTCAAAATAATGTATTGCTGAGTTGTAGAAATGAGGGTATCCCTTAGATCCACCAACCAATGTAGAAAACTCTTTCGGACCATTTACTTCATCTACTGTGTATGATTGTTGTGGGTCTGGAAATATAGTTGTCGTAATACCTGTCTGTCCAGGTATGCAGGTAAACGCTATACCAGATAATGTTATCGGATCACCAGCACTGAAACCATGATTTGTTTCTGTAAATATCGTTGCTATACCTGACGGCTCATGATATGTAACAGAAGATATAATTCCTACTCCTTGCTGAACTCCTTCAACAAATATTCGATCTATTACTTTTGGGGTTTTTTCTAAGACTAAACGTCCATCAATTAATATAACTGCGTCATTTGGTGGAATCTCTGCATCTTTGATTACACGAACATCTCTCGTATTACCTGTACCTCTTGATTCTCTTCTCTGAACAAATGTTACCTTTGGATAGGTGGTGCCAATGCCAACATTAGATACTTGTGTGTAGAGTAACAATGCAGATGTACCAGTTGGAACTTCATACAACTTTTGCAGACCTGGTGAAACAGGAACTGCGATGGATACAAACTTATTGACTGGTGCTATTGCCATACTATCTCAATGCTAATATAAGTGGTGTAAGTTGTGCTTGGATTG